ACAAGGATAAGAGCGATGATTATCTCCACAATCGTCGTAAGAGTATCTCAGCTGCTGTAAAAGGCAAGGGCACAAAAGAAACTGTTACAGTAGAAGAAGTTGAAGAGCTTGACGAGCTTTCAAAGAAGACGCTTACTTCATATGTAAAGAAAGCTGCTGGCGATGCTGTTACTAAGGCGTATAGAGCAGGTGACGTTCGTGATAAAGATAGCGGTAAGAATTATATGAAAGCTCTTGGAAGACAGCTTGGTATTTCTACAGCAACTAACAAACTTACCAAAGAAGAAGCTGCATGGCCAGTGTTTGCTCGTATTCAAGAGAAAGTCAACCAGACCAAAGGTGCAACAAAGCCTGAGTCAATGGAAGATCGTTTCACTGCTTCTGATAAGAAGATGGTTGATGGTCATGGTGGTATTGGTAAGAAGACTCCAGAAGACTTTGTTGATGATGATCAGATTGACAAGAACACCCCACTATTTAATGCTAGCAATGTTAAGGTTGCCCCAAAGCGTCATAACGACCAAACTGTTGGCGACAAGACTATGCCAAAAGCTAAGTAATACTACGGACCGCAACAACGGCTAAGTTATTATCCTTAGATTTTTGAAAAAGGCAACATGAAAAATTTTGAATTAACAGAAGATAATCTTTTATTATATGCTGCAAAGAACTACTACAACCCGAAGTATATCGATGCTGAGGAGTTCCATGAGGATCTAAAAAGATTCAAGTATATAAAGAGATTGTTGAATCGATATGAAGAGTCTGGTAACATATCAGAACGACTTGTGTTAAATCATTTGATTGTTGTCTTTAATGTGTTTGGTATTGAGGCTGCGTTGAAAATTCTAGAATTAAAACTAGAAAATAGATACTGGCCTCAAATCAAACCATTCTTAATATTCTTGAAATACATTCGTAATGATCAATATACAAATATTGTAATGGATCCTATAGTAGTCGACGCGTTAAGGAAAATATAGTGGGTATTATTAAATCCGCAGCAGATCTTGTTTATACATTTAGATTCCTTAAACTGCTTGTCACCAAGTTTGAGGACACGGACGCATTCCGTGTAGGCATTATCGATAAGGATGGTAATCGTAATAAAGATTACAATTTGAGCACAGTGCAAGGTAGAGACGACTATGCTAACTACTATACACCGTTCCATAGACTCGTATACAACATCAAGAAGCTAATGGCTAAGGTCCCTGGGGGCTCATCATCCATTGCCTCCTATGCCGCCGCTCTATACTTGTTAAAAGAGAAGTACGGCATATCTGAAAGCAAGATCGAACAGGGTGTAAGACAAGCTGGCTTAGACGTAACAGACTTTATGCTCGAACAGTCTCAGTGGTTTGTTCTTGCTGATGGTCGCCTTTCTCCTGGATCATATCGTTTAAAGAATTCTAAAGTTGTCAACTCAACATTCGAAGAAGTTGTCAATCAAAAGGATTACATTCGTGTTGCAGAGCAGTGCTATCCTGTGGGTAGCCTTTTTGGTTTGAATGTCTATGAAGCTGTGCATGTCAAAACAAATCAGAAAGTTTACGTTACAGTTGAGGAGCTTCTGGTATGAAGTGTGAAAATTGTGCAGAATATGGCTCAGAATTTTGTAAACATTGTCTTGGTGAAGAGAGTCCAGCAACATCGATTGGCAATGCTTCTATCGAACAGATCCCAATGACTGATCGTAGATACAACCCTAAGAAGCCGCCCGTGCTGCTGAAAAGATTTCGTAAATATATTGAGAAAAAGTAATGTTTAAACTTTATGCTATGCTCGCTATTGTTGCCCTTCTGACCACAGTGGGGTATAGTGGGTTTAGTTATCTTGCTGATCTGCAAGAGCGTGTTGGAACACTACAAGCCAACAACGATAAGTTAGAGAATGCTGTTCGTACTCAACAAGAGACCATCAAGCGCGCCCAGGAAGATGCTGAGCGTCAAGCTAAGCTCAGTCGTGAGTTGACAACAAAGTTACAAGAGGCTGAACAAGGCCTTGACCATCTGAGAAAAAGATTCACTCAGATAGATATTAACAAAGAAGCTATGGAAGACCCTGCAGGTCTAGAATTGAGAATCAATAATGCTGTTAACAGACTCATATCAGATATCGCAACCAAGACTACTCCTCAAAGCGACCTTAGCGCTGTCGAGCCTCCTGCTACTGAGTAACTGCGTCCCATTTTCATTTAAAAAACCAGAAGAAAAAGTTGTTGTTCAAACTGAATACATTGAACGGCAAGTAATGCTTCAACAGTCTCCTAAACCTGTCTCGATGCCCAACGTACAATGGTATGTTGTCTCTGAAAAGAATCTAGCAGAGTTTATGGAAAGAATAAAAGCAGACAACGGCAATGTTGCTTTTATGGCTATCACTCCAAGTGGTTATCAAAACCTATCTCTTGGTGTTGCAGATCTGCGTAGATACATTCTACAGCAAAAGGAAATCATTGCATATTATGAGCAGGCCGTTCAAGCACCGCCCATGCCAAATGCAACTCCAACCGAATAAAATATATATTTTTTTACATAGTGTTTCAGCCGGTTGACTGATTTCTAAAATTCTATATACTACTACGTTTAATCATACATATAGCTGTTTCGTTCTGAGACAGGCATAGATCTATTGTTTACAAAGGGTAATCAATGCTAAAAGTAATCTCCAATCAAAAAGAAGTTAACACCCGTGCGCTTATGTCTCAGACTAAGTTCTACGAGGGATATTCACGTTGGGACGAGGCCAAAGCTCGTTACGAGACGTGGGAAGAGTCTGTTGCGCGTGTCATGGACATGCATCGTCAATACTACAGTCATAAGATGACTCGCGAATTATCTCAGCTTATTGATGAAGCTGAATCTCTATACAAACTACAATATGCTCTTGGTGCACAACGCGCCCTTCAATTTGGTGGTGATCAACTACTAAAACACCAGATGAGAATGTACAACTGCACTTCCACCTATGCTGACCGTCCTCGGTTCTTCTCAGAGCTGTTTTACGTGCTTCTCTGCGGTGCTGGAGCGGGCTTCTCTGTTCAGAAGCATCACGTTGAGAAATTTCCTGACATCCAAGATCGTAAGAAGCAGGCTAAGGGTTGGGTCGTAGAAGACTCTGTCGAAGGCTGGGCAGATGCTCTTGGTGCTCTTATGTCTTCCTACTTTGTTGGTGGCGGTCAATTCCCAGAGATGGAAGGCCGTAAAGTTTACTTTGACTTGAACAATGTTAGACCTAAAGGTTCATTGATCTCTGGTGGATTCAAAGCTCCTGGTCCAGAGCCTCTTCGTAAAGCATTAGATAAAATTGAACATCTTATTCAGTCGAGAGTGTTGAAGGGCGAAACTCGTCTTCGTGCTATTGACGTATATGACATTGCCATGCATGCAGCTGATGCTGTCTTAGCTGGTGGAGTTAGACGCTCTGCTACAATCTGTCTATTTTCTGCTGACGACGAGGAGATGATCAATGCTAAAACTGGTAATTGGTTTGTTGATAATCCTCAGCGTGGTCGCTCTAATAATAGTGCTGTTATTGTTAGAGATGAGATCACACGTGATGTATTTAAAAACATCATGGCTTCAATCAAAGAGTTTGGAGAACCGGGATTTTACTTTGTCGACGACAGAGATTTCACAACGAATCCATGCGTTGAGATCGGCATGTTTCCCCAAATCAACGGAGAGTCTGGATGGCAAGGATGTAACCTTACCGAAATCAACGGTGGAAGATGCACAACCAAAGAAGAATTCTTCAAAGCCTGCAGAGCAGGAGCAATACTCGGAACTCTTCAAGCAGGATATACAGACTTTAAATACCTCAGCGGAACTTCTAAGGCAATCTTTGAGAGGGAAGCGCTCCTCGGGGTCTCAGTAACTGGCTGGATGAACAACCCAGACGTTCTTCTTGATGCTGACATTCAGCGTGAAGGTGCAGAGATTGTTAAGGCTGTAAACGAACAGGTTGCTAACTTGCTGGGTATCAATCCTGCTGCTCGTACCACTTGCGTTAAGCCTTCTGGCAACGCTTCTGTGCTTCTCCAGACCTCTTCTGGTATTCACGCTGAACATTCTCCTCGTTACATCCGTCACGTTCAATTGAACAAGGACTCAGAAGTTGCTCAGTTGATTCTTGATAGCAACCCATACATGGTTGAAGAGTCTGTGTGGTCCAACAACAAGACTGACTACTGCGTTGCGTTCCCTGTTATCTCACCAGAAGGTTCAATGTATCGTGAAGATCTCTATGCAACTAAGTTGCTTGAGAAGGTAAAGCTCGTTCAGCAGAATTGGGTCGAAGCTGGTACTAATCCTGATCGTTGTGCAGATCCTCGCATCCGTCACAACGTTTCTAACACTGTTACAGTGCTACCACATCAGTGGAATCAGGTTGAAGATTATGTGTTCGACAACCGTAACTACTTTGCTGGTATCTCGTTCCTTGCTGGATCAGGTGACAAAGACTTTGCTCAGGCTCCTAACACTGAAGTGCTTACCGAAGATCAGATTGTTGTTCGTTACGGTAAGGCAGCATTGTTTGCATCTGGTTTGATTGTTGATACCCGTAAGGCCGGCTTCCGTGATCTATGGGAAGCAACATCTATTGCTCAAATGAAAGACGAATATCGTGGAGAGATTTCTGATATCCGTAAAGATTGGGTTCGTCGTTTCTACAAGTTTGCTGAGAATTACTTCGATCGTGACTTGAAGCAGACTGAGTATTGCCTCAAAGACGTTTATCTCCTACATAAGTGGACAAAGATCCAACAAAACCTCAAGCCTATCGATTTTGTGTCTCAGCTTGGTGAGAAAGAATTCACAGACATCGATACAATGGGTGCGATCGCTTGTCAGGGTGGTGCTTGCGAAATCAGCTTCTAAGGAGTTAACATGGAAGAAGAATACTGGGGATTATGTGACGTGTGTGATGTAGAGACACAAGTCATGGTAGTGAACTCGGAGGACGTTCCAGCTTTCTGTCCGATGTGTGGATCAGACGTGGAATTCGAAAATCTGTCAGAAGAATAACCAAACTAAATACTCCCATGAAAGTGGGGGTATTTTTTTATGTGGTATATTACTCATAACACAAATTGGGGACTTGACTCATTAGTCGTTCCCTTTGATAAAGAACAAAACAATATAGAAGAATACTATGGCTTTGTCTATGTTATTATAGAGAAGTCAACCAATAAGAAATACATTGGAAAGAAGTTCTTCTGGAGCAGTAAGATTCTTCCTGTAACTAAAACCCGCAAACGTCGAAAGAAGATCCTAGTAGAATCTGATTGGATGAGTTATTACGGATCGAGTAAAGAAGTTCAGCAACTAGTTGAAGATAATGGTCAAGATAATTATAAGAGAGTTATCTTGAAGCTGTGTAAAACAAAAGGTGAGTGCTCGTATTACGAAGCCAAATACCAATTTGAAAATGATGTTTTACTAAGAGATGATTTTTATAATGAATTTATTGTTTGCAAAATTCATTCTAAACATCTAGGAAAAACAAAAAATGGACATATTGGTATCGATGATTCTATCAATGCACCTTAATTTTAATAACAACTACAATGAATTCCATCCACATATTCGACTAATACAAGACAATTTTATTGC